CCCATTAACATCATAGTAGCCTGTAGCGTTGGACGGGATTCGTGATGTTGATGTGACTTGGTTGATAAGACTTAAAGGTGAAACTTGACTTACTAATGGCGGGGTGTCTAGCCCAACAGTATTTGTTATGCTCATGAGCTATTCCTTTCTATTTTAGTATCGGGTTTATTCTACTGTCATTTCTAACGGGACGTCTGTCTGCCTTTCCCGGATGACTACGGCGGGTAGTCTATCCCCGAATCGGTCGGAAAACAACTGTAAATCTCTAGCTGATCTCTCTGGGTCGTAGGTATCGGCGTCGCGTTTTAAATACGCAAGACCGGTTATTCCGAAAACTAAATCCGGGTGCCAGATTTCGTCTATTTCTGGAACGTCCCCATCCGATTCTAGTAGGGTCGGAAGGCGTATAACGTCTAAGTGTGCCGTATCAGCGGCCTTTGGGGTTCCTATAAAAGTAATTGTACGTACTTGGATACCGGTATCGTCACCACTACCGGCCTGCGTCTTATCAAGTGCGTAAGCGTAAGGGCTTCCGGTTTGATTCAAACGCCCTCCGTACATCTGCTCTTGTTTGCGGATGCTAGTTTGCAGTAGCGTATAGGTTGGTTGCGAGGTTAGGTAGACAGATTTTACTTTCAGATACCCTGATGGAAGGGCATATTTAGAATTCCACGTCAGGTCTACTTTCTGAGTAAACGGAAGAAGAACCTCGTCCTGGACCGTGAGGTTTGCGCGTACCGCAGCATCCCTAACGGTGTCGTTTATGGCGTCTAAAAGTTCTTCATCAGACCATAGGTAGGGGGCTTTTAGGTCATCCAGTCTCGATCTTGCTCTTCGGCGTATATCGGCGAGTGTTAACATAAAAAGCCCTTTTAAATTTTAGCTACCCGTAAAGGGTGTTATATTAAATCTTCCGAAGCTGGCGGTGTGACTGGTGCTTCGTCAGTTACGACTGGTGCTTCGTCAGTTACGACTGGTGCTTCGTCAGTTACGACTGGTGCTTCGTCAGTTACGACTGGTGCTTCGCTTTTTGCAACCTTAGCTTTCTTACCCTTCACCGCTTTTTCCGGAGCCGTGTCTGTTACGACCAGTGCTTCGTCAGTTACGACTGGTGGGGTTTCTACTAGAGCTGGTGTAATTAACGGCTCCTGCATTTCTTCTGGTTCTACCGGTACTGGCACATATTTCCCAGCGGCTGTAAAACCATGCTCACCTTGGGAATAATATACTTCCTCGGCTTTTACGGGCCCCCAAGAGGTTTCGTGAGGCTCGTTAGGGTTGAATTTAGGATCGGCCATGTGGTTTTCCTATCAATATTGTGGGCGCTTGTGGGCGACTTTGGCGATTGTTGGGGTCTCTTCGTGTTGGTACCTAACCCCATTTCCGTATGTGGTCCCCTGTGAACTATCAAACCAAGCTTCCCCTACACGGGTAAGTGCTGGGCACCTGCTTACGACCCCTGTTTCCAAGGTGTTTTCGGCAGGTTCAGGGACGTCCGGGTAGGATTCTGTTAACAAAATCCCGGCCATGTTCTTACGCCTTCCAAGTGAAAGTGCCTTTGTCGGCTGTTTTCACAGCTTCGTCAGCACCGTTGCGCTTGAAGTTAACACCATCTGATTTTTGTTGTGGTTGCAAAGCGCCACGCGTTAGTTTTTGAACCGAGCTAACACCTAACTCAATACCCGCTGAAGAACCGCTAGCAAAGCTGCCCTTAGCTGTATAGTCGTTAGTTTGATCGGCGTTAAAGTCTTTCTGATTGTTCATCGTACTCTCCTACATATTCAATTAAAGAGTTGGGCGTTCCCAACTCCTAATAAATCTTACAACCAATCGACGGTTACGTCTACTACAGCCGCACCAGCGACCGCTGCATTGGGCGTGTATGTGATAATCAAGTTGCCGTTAACTTCTAAGGCCGCTGGATACGGGGCTGTTACTGCCGCAGCTGCCGCAGTGCCTGTAAGGTCTATCAAACCAACAAGCGGGTTGCCAGCAACGTTAGGGCTTGATGATTTCACATACTGTGAACCAAGGCCGATAGCTGTGTTGGCGGCTTGTGCTGCGCCTAGAGTAACTACGCCAGCCGCGTTTAAGTTATTGGTAACACCTACACCAATCTGTGCGCCGGTACCGCCTGAATACAAAGTTGTAACAGAAGCGTTAATGTCAACAACTCGGAAAGCATTTACGTTAGGTGGGGTTGCTATTACGAAAGTAGCTGCTGTACCAGCAGATACTGATCGTGTATAGGTAAGTCTTTTTGGATTAGCGATTGCCATTTTTTGTATCTCCGTAGAAATTCGATTAATTTATCCGCGCCTTTCGACGCGGATAGTGCCTGCCTATTAGTTAGCAGAATCCCATTTAACGATACGGGCGTCTGCTGCTACAGTATGGCTCAAGCCAAAGCCTTCTAAAGCATACCATGCGAAGCCTTTCATACGACCGTAGTTTTCTGGAATCTTACCGCGAATTTCTTCAGGAACCGCGATAGCTTCAGAAACAGTGTCAGCACCCATGAAGAAGCACCAATCTGATACTCCGTTGGTCCAAGGGGCCGCTGTTTCGGTTTGTGGGTTAAACAGTGCGCCAGAAGCTGACAGCGTATTAGCTGCTGAATAGGCTCCACCTTGTGGGACGTGTGTTTGTTCAACAAAACGAACGCCACGGTACCGGCCTGTTTCACCGTTTTTAATCATCACCAAACCCGATTCAGAATAGGTCTGGATGCCTTCTAGGTCACTCTTCAAAGTAATGAAAGTTTTCGGACGACCGATGGCGACGTAATCACCCTCTTCGTAAGCCGGAATATTCAATTCTTTCATTTGAGTAACGATAGGCTCAATGTGAGCTTTACCCATCGCAAAAGCGTTTACTGTTGAAGTAAAGCCGCCGGTTGAGAAAGCTGTAACCGCTGTTGCTGATGTTGGCGCTACACGGAGTGGTGTTTGGTTGAACTGTGACCAGGCCGCAATATCAAAAGTTTCAGCAACGTCAATCTTTAACACTTTGTCAATGATTGCTTTGATCGGTTGCGCTGACAAATCATCCAATTTGCCGGTGTATTCAACTTCTTGGCCGAATTCTTGGATTTTGCCAGAAAGTTGTTGAACTTTGAAACCGCCGGAAGGCAATCTTTCTGTTTCATCAACCGCACGACCTTTGTTTCTCAGCTTGCTGAATACGTTCCAGTAGTACGCATCACCACGGCCTTTACCTAATAATGGCTTGCCGTCGGCATCATTTTCAATAACGTCACATAATTGGCGAAACTTAACCAGTGGTAAGTTTTGCAAACGTAAATATTCGGATAGATTCGGGGAATACAGGTATCCACCCTCGTCGTTAATAGACCAAATTTGACCAGCCATATAAAATCACCTTCTTTTCTAAGGGAGCTTTATGCTACCCGTTGGGTTATGTCCGTTTTACAACGGGGTTGTTACTACTCTTTACTGCCCACGTCGCGCTTTAATCTGCGCGATTGCATCGGTACGGGTGGGCTCTTTAGGCGGGGGCTCCGGTAAATTACGGGCCGAAGCCACGTCTAAAGCTGGGGTGTTACGTTTTTGTTGTAGCCTTTCGCTCTGATCCGGTATCAAACTCGGTTTTTCTACTTCCGGAGTTGGTTCTTCCGCAGTAGCGGGGGCCGGTTCTTCCTCAGTAGCTGGGGTTTCTTGCGCTTCTTTTGCAGGTTCACCCTTACCAATCTCAACCGCTATGCTGGCTTTAGGAGCTTCCGACTCAGCTGCTTCTTCTGGATAGAGATCAGAAACTGCTTTTTGTAAAGCCTCGGCTGCGCTTAGTCCGTGGTTACGGTAAGTATCTGCTAAAGCTAATACTTTATCAGATTCAAGCCCATCCTCACCTAATTCTGGGTGTTTACTGGCGAGTTCCGTGGCAACCCGGACGTATTCGTCTTCGTCAGCCTTTGCAGTAGCGTCCTGTTTGTTCCGGTGTAAATTTTCTCTACGGCGGTGTTCGCTTAGTTGGTGATATAAATCATCGGCTAAATCTACATCACCTAGAATAAGAGCCTCGTGGTACTTACTTACTAACTCTTTATGACTTTCGCCCTCTGGAGCCGTGTACTCTTCCTCTGGAGCTTCTTGCTCGGCGGCTTCTGTTTCCGGGGTTTCTGAAGCTTCTTCCGCAGCGGGTTCAGCGGCTTCTTCTTCAGGTGTTTCTGGGGCTTCTTCCATTGGAGCTTCCTGCTCGGCGGCTTCGGCTTCGGTTTCCGGTGTTTCTGAGGCTTCTTCCGCAGCGGGTTCAGTAGCTTCTTCTTCAGGTGTTTCTGAGGCTTCAGTTTCCGTAGGTTCTACGGGTGTTTCTTTATCGCCGATTTCTTCTGGAGTTTCTAAAGCAGCGGCCTGTTCTTGCTCTTGTTCAGCCTCAGCGACAATACCGCCAGCGTGGTCTGTATCGCTACGCTTGCCAGCTTCCATTCTTTTTTGGGCATTGGGGTTATTCAAAAAGTCTTGCCTACGACGTGAATTTCTTTTCATTTTCTAAGTTCCTACTTTATGGATTGCGTCGTATCGACTTGAATAAGTTCAACTTCATCAGTTGCAACTTCAATACTGCAATCGGGGTTTGATGTCAAATCTTTTTTAATTAGTAAGTGTTCCGGAACCGGTGCTTTATTCAAGTCTTTACGCATGGTCGGGGATACTTTCAAACGAATGCCTAACCGAGGTGGGATTATTTTTTGCTCTCCGGTACTAGGATCGGTATACAACTTTTCTTTTCTAGCAGCGAAATAGAATTTCCCAAACTGGGGTAGGTTTACCGGTTGGCCTTGTTCTATTTCGCTGATAAGCACCGCCATGAAAGCGTCATAAGCGATTCGGTTTTCCAGTTTGGTGAACACCCCTGCTGTGATCTCACACATTTTGTCTACAAAACCACGTTTAGTTAAGTAGGAGACTACATACTTTTTTGGGCGGTCGGTCATGGTAGTTCGGCCATCCGAATATTTTCTTCGGCTGCCGAGCCGTTTACAACAGCCTCGTCTAACCAAGCTACAAATAAATCAGGTATCCGCGCTTGCCACTGCAATTGTGCCACCGCTTTAAAGTCCATCGGGTCTATAACAGCCAGGGCTTCTAGTGCCGCAGCGCGCGATTCGTGCGCGCGCTCAACTAAATACTGCCCTATTTTTTCATGCTGAACGTAATTCTGAACCTCTACGCCCAGTGATACTGCGCGTAATTCAGGGTCATTTTTGTATAAAGCGGCTATATCTACCATGTTGTTATCCTAATTCTGGGGTTTCTATCCCTGTTTGCGCGCCCGTGGTGGGGGGAACCGGTTGAGGAGGGAACCCCGGATGCGTGTTAGCGGCACCAACTCCGGAAAATCGAGTTCCTTGTGCTGCTTCTCGCACTACCGGAGCCTGGTTATAGTCTTTGAACCCCGCTGAAGCAAGAATTTCATCGCTTACCGGAGCGATGCCCGGGTTTTGGGCGACAACACCCGCCGCTTGCGTCGCTTCGTATACCGCCGTGACGTTTTGCGTAGTCGTTTGTGCGATTAGTAGGTTTATTTTGGCTTCAAGTTCACGCTGGTTGGACTGTAGCTTTGCGTTTTCCAACTGCATCCGTTGGTTTTCAATTTCAAGCTTGCCCTGCGCGATCTCAAAGTTGTTCTTATCAACTTCAGCTTTGGCTTGCATTTGTTGTTGTGCCAGCTGCATTTGTGGGTCGGGTTGCGGGTTCTTTTTCTGTGCTTCCACTTTATCAAAGTCAAAGAACCGGATGCCGTTGTCTAACCCGGCAGCGCCGAACACCTCTTTGGCGACTTCTTTTCCGTTTATGGCTGGTGCCGCGTCTGGGACTAGCTGCGTAACCGTAGCGATCGCCGTCTGAATCTTTTGCAAACGCTGGCTAGGGCTAGTAGCGCCCTGCCCTACGTTAACAGAAACCGCTAGATTTTTACTAAAATAACTGGGGAGGATTTGCAGGATACCTGCTTTTTTAGCGGCAACTGTCAACGCCGTCTCGTTGGTTTCAAACCTAGCTATTAAACGGATGACCTGCCTTAATACCGGCTCTACCCAAGTCTCGGTTAGGGTTTTCAACTCCATTTCGCGGATAGCGTTGCCTGCCTCATTCATTAAGGTCATGCCCGTTGCTGTTTCGTGGACATTCCGGTTAGAGTTTACTGTTGACCCCGTCGTAGAGCCCGTCAGGTCGTCCATAGCGAGGGATAACCGATCTTCCTCATGGTAGCTCATACCTGCGTTACTTGGCGTAGCTAACGGCTCGACGTGGCTATTCAACGCTCCTGGTGCGCTAACACCAATCAACCCACCGGCGACGTTCCTACTCAAAGCGCGAACGTCTACCATATTACCTGATCGGTATAGGTACCTTGGATTCAGTGTTTGTCTAACCGATTGGTAACTCTGATTC